TCTATGTTCGCTGATACTGATAGACAACTCCGCAAACTTTCTATCTACAAACCCATGCAATTCCGTGTCACACAGATTAACATTGACTTTGAAGATGACAACTTTGAGTTACCACCAACAGAGCAACAAGCAATCATCAATGATGTTATGTCTCTGACGTGGGAAGCATCAGACCCTGATGATCTTGTAGAAGAGATCACAAATGCCATCGGCTTCTGTATCAATTCCATTGACTATTCTCCTGTCTAAAATGACTAAAACACAAATTCTCAAAGTTATCAAGGAAACTGCTGCACCTCACAAACTTAATCGAGAGCAAAAGTTTCAAGTCTTTGCTAATGTCTGTGACAACATGTTAGCAGAGGGTAGGATAACACAAGAGCAACACATTCGCTGGACTAACATTTTCTGATCATGCTTTGGGAAGTTAAACTCTATCAAGGTGGCAAAGTTTTCACAGAAGAAGTTTATGCAAATGACTACCAAGATGCG